GTCGTCTCCTGGTCGGTTTCCAACTGTATGCCGCGCAGCTCGCCCTCATAATCCCCAACCAACCCGGAAGCGTCGATATCGTCCTGTTGAGACTGCAACTTGGCCGACACCGCCTGCATCGTGTCGCCCGAAGCAGAAACCTGGCGGCCTGCCCGAAATTGATGGGCGTAGCTCTCCGGCTCCACCCCGCGCGGAAATTGCAGGATATTTGCCTGGCCCTGCGCCTCGTAGGTCGGGATCCTAGGCACCGTAGCCTCCGCTGCTCGCCATGGTCCGGAAGATGCTCCCGCTGGCCTCGGAGGCCCCACCGACCGCCGCGTAGGTCGTCGCCGACCGCAGCGCCCGCGCTCGATTGCGGGCCAAGGAAGCCTCAAATTCCTTGGCCGAGGAAGCCTGGGCCCCGGCGCGTCGAACGTTCAGAGCCTCAAGCTCGGCCTGCCGCGCGGTGTCCAGGGAGAGCAGGAGCGGCGACCCGGAGGTCGGGTCCAGGCCCAGCGCGGCCAACTCCGCGTCCTGCTTGCCCATAAGGAACGACACCCGGCGACGAAATTGACGCTCCTCATACTCGGAGGACTGCCGAATAGATTCGGCCTCCCGCTGACGAAACTCATCTTCGACCTCCGCCGCCTGGCGCTGCGCTTTGGCCTGCTCGGAGGCCGCGTAGGTGGACAGGCCGATTCCGATGAGCGCCACCACCGCGCCCGCGATGGCCCAGTGGCGCTCCTCCTCGTGCTGAGGAATCGGGCCTACGATGCGGTGTCGCCGAACGCGCTCGTCACGATCCCACATGAACCGCCCCCACGTAAACCATGGAGCCCTCTGGCCCCGGAACGCACGCGTGCGCCCCGCTCTCCTCGAGGATCCGCACCATGCCCGCGTTGTCTGGGTGTGCGACCCCGATAAACATCGCGCAGCCCAGGTCGCGGGCCACGTCGATCCGGGCCCGATGCAGTTGGCTCGCGAGACCCTTGCCGCGATGATCCGGATGAATGCACAAGTGCGCCCCGTACATGGCCTTTCCGAATCCCGGCATGGTGGTTACCGTGAAAGAGGCGAACCCCATCACGTTCTCATCATGATCCACCGCCACCAGCGTCGGATTAGCGAAGAACCAACTCTCCTCAAGATCACCCAGCGCAGGGTAACATAAAACAAAAATCGCTCGAACCGACTTGTCATCATCCGGGAACCTCATGGGGCGAATCACCGGACCCACTCGTAGCGTCGGACCGCCCGCTTGTCACTGGTGTACCCTAGTGCGATGCGCCCCTCTGGTTGAAATTCTAGAGCTTCTAACCACCTTTGGTTGCGATCGTCGCAGTATAGGGCAACCGCCTCCACCCGGTGCAGGTGCAGCGAGCGGACGATGTCGCGCAAGGCGGCCCGCACCATACGGGTCACCCAAATCCGGTGCGCGTAAATCTCATCGGTAAAGATAGCCCACGCGTACCCTACGCCGGGCCAAAGGACGATCACCCCGCTGCACCCGATAACCTTACCATCCAGCATCGCGGTCCAGGCCGGGCCGCCCTTCTCCTTGGCGATCGCCGCCTCCACCTCCATCGAGGTCAAGGTGTCCCGATCGATCAAGGAAGTCGCGTGCTCGGCCCGAAACGGAACCAGGACCGGCCTAGTCACCGCCAATCTCCAACGTCCCGAACAACGCCAACAGCGTGAACGGGTACGGGGCCCGCTGTGAAAATCGGATGGCCCCATCGGTGCCCCAGTCAGGGGGCGGGGTCACTTCTTTGTCGCCGGTGTACAGGCCCAGGGTTCCCAACTCATCTTGAGAGAACTGCAACGGCTCATCGTTGATGTGCCCGCCGATCGAGTCGCGCAGCCGCGCATTTAGCTCAGTCCAGCTACGATCCAGGCCCTCGATGATCCGGCCGTCGATCGCCGGGCGCATGGTCTCGCCTTCGCTATCGTAATGAAGCCCAACCTCCACCTCGGTGGCCGGTTCGTCCAAAGTTATCTGGCCACCGGATACGACCTTCTGGCCGCGCCATCCGCCGTCCGCGACGACATCGACCGTCTTGCCCTCCAGATGGCCCAGCCCAGTAATAACCTGCGTCGAGACCCCCTGGTAAACCACCGCGCTGTCAGTCTGCAGGGAATGCCAGGAGCGGGTCAGATCCGGCTCGTGGTGGTCCTCAAACATCTCCACATAGCGTTTGGTTTGCCCGTTAATGGTCCTTCGGACGATGACCCACACCTCGTCATGACCGCCGTGGGAATCCGAGGGGTGCGGTTTCACCGCTACACTTTCAAAAACCCCATCGGTTACGATGCGGGTAAAGCCGATCACCCGCTCCCGCACGAAGAAAGTCAAAGTAATTAGTTGACCGTCCTCTCGGATCCAATACACACGCGGATCTGGTCGCGCCGCGTAACCCACCCCGCCCAAGCGAATCCCGGAGCCCGCGATGTGGTCTGCCGCCGCGGTAATCTCTACAGTGTCGTATCCGTCCTGCTCAAAATCGTATAAGATTGAGAGTACTTTCAAGCGACTACGGTCCACGGCCAGGATTCGGTTCCCGATCACCACCGGCTGGATCGGAGCGCTCCCGTGGGCCGTAAACCGCTTCGCTAGCGGTACAACGTCACCGCCAAATGGCTCATCGGTGCGCCCGGAAGTGACCCGAATCTCCGCGCCCGAGGTCCCCAGGAACAAGTCGTCTTTATCCGCCATCCACTCGATACGGTTCAGCTTCCGGGCCGCCACCGTGTACTCGATGGAATCATTGGCCCGCGTCCCAATGGCGTAACTATCAAAGTTGTCCGGAGTGGAGAGCCAGAAGGTCGTCGGCTGCGCGAAGGTGCCCGCCTGCCCCAATCGCCCTTGGAAAAATTCTCCGGCGCGCGGGTAGCCATTACTGAGGCTCCAGGAAGCTACCTCCAAGGTCCAGGTCCCGGCAGCGGCAGCTGGGGGGTTGGCTAAGTCAGTCCCAGACAATTCACTGCGAATAACCCCCACCACCGTAGTAGCATTGGTAACCGAGGTAATCTCAACTAGCCCGCCATAGATCGTGATAAACTTACCTACGTCATCCGGATCGCGGAAGGCATTCGCTCCAGCGACTAAAGTGACGGTGGCTCCAACCGGTTCCTTGATAGTTGGGTCCAAAGTGGTCTGAGGAGATAACCGCAGGAACCACGACCCGGCCGGGATCGCACTCGTGTCGGGAAACGGGTCGATAATGTTGGCGGTTACCACCGTCGCGCTAGTAAACCCAACGATGACCGCATAACTACCGCCAAACACGATGGTCCGCCCGACATCCGCCGCTAAGAATGCACCAGCGCTGGCCGTAAAAGTGACCGCCAACCCACTAGTGGCTCCAGGAGTCAAGGTGATCGTACCGCCGCTAATATCGGTGTCCTTCTCAAACGACGGCGGCGGGTTAAACTTGATCGGGTTTAAAAACCAACTTAGATCGGAGACCCGCGAAAGCCGCATCTGGTTGACCATCTCGTGAAACAGATACATCACGTCGACCGACTGGGTATATTGAATGGTACGAAGTTGAGCCTCCTGATACGGTGACACGACTTCAACCGCCAGCCGTGCCTTGTCTTTATAAAACCGCATATATCGGTTCCCTACTTCCAGGATGAAGGCGTCATCGACGCTAGCTTCAAACGGAAGCAGGATCGTGTCCTTGTCAGACTCTTTGACCTCGTCAATAAAGCGAAGACCAAACCTCCGATACACGCCGCCCTGCCGCATAAGCATAAAATTCTCTAGGCGGCGACAACCCTCAAAATAGGCCGCGAGATCCGGACGGCCCTCCATATTGGGGGATAGCTCCCCCTTTGAAAAGTTGGTCAGAAGGCGACGGGGCATAATCAGTGCTTAATAATATAGTTGATGACCTGGTACGGCTGTAGGTTATTGTGCGCTGCCCCGCCGCCTACAGAACTAGTAGGAGCGGTGTTAGTTGGGCCTACTATACTGTGGGTAACGTTGACTCCACTAGCTGCGAGACTACGAGTGTCAATCGTATGAGAGTGCGCTGGCATTTCTGCCGTTGTAAGCGTATGTGTCTTTGCCCCACCAACTTCCCCAAGTGTATCAAATTCTATTTGCGTAGCATCCAAACCCACCGGGACCCGGCCCTTTAAGTTGGGAGTATTGAACGTCGTCGAGCCATCCCCGACTCCATAGACCGTCCCAACAATGTTAAACAAGGCTGCAAAAGTAGTTCGCGAGATGGCCGCCCCGTCGCATAAGACCCAGCCAGTAGGGGCCACTAAACCCCCATACGCGGAGATCGTGCCGATCGGAATAGTCTCGATCTCCACCGGAGTAGCCCATTTCATCCCGGCCGCCTGCGCGCTATCCGCGGCCAAAAGTTGGTTATTTGTGCCGACCGGAAGTCGTTGCAATAGCCCGTCCGCCAGGCCGACCAGAAGATCACCTTTCGAAATAACCAGGACGCGCCCGGTTCCGCCGTCGGCCGGAGATACTGGCACCACGATGGGGCCCAACTGGGCCACCCCGGTTACTCCAATGATGCGCGTCCCGGCCGCATTATAACGCAGGAATGCGTCGGGGACCGGGTCGTCGATCTCGACAAACTCTTTGAGGGACTTTAGACTAAAACTGATGCACCGGCGCAAAGTCTCCCGCACCGCGCGCACCAGCATGACCGCTTTGTCCAGATCCCGCTCGATCCGCGCCGGAGGAAACGGTTCGGTAGTATATTCGCTAGTCTGGACGAGGCTCTGCTTTGGAATGATGGAAATATTATGGCCATTGATCGGGGCTATCGTGAACCGTACAAATCCGGTATCCGGTACATCATCCAACGGGAGCGATTCAAACGGCAGCGATCCGGAGCGGACCGTATAGTCCACATCCAACATCCGTTGTACGCCCTCATCCAAAACAATCAGGTCGTGCTTTGAATATATCGGGAAAGTAAAAGCAAAATCTGTCCCACCCGCCGCGACCAGGTTATCCCGTAGCGGAGACTCGGTTTGAAAACTCATCTATCGCCCCCAAGTCAAGGAGTCGCTGGTCGTCGGGAAAACGGTACCTTCTTGGCCGTCTGCCGCCAGTGCCGCCGGATACCAAACCATCATGGCTTGCTCCAGAAGGTCGGACGATTTCTTGGTATCCTTCGGGATCGCCGATGCCAACTCGCTGGCCATCAGAGTCTGCATGAATTGATAAAAGAGGCTATCCCAAAGGGTCGGATTTGTGACCCGTCTGGTATACACGATGAAGGCCTGAGAATAGTTGGTCAATAGAAAGCGCCCCTCGATGACGTAGGCCGAGATCATCTGACCCTCCCACAGGGTCATCCCCTCCGTGTTGACCGCCATGCCGTTAAATTCTCGAATCTTGAGCCAGTCGTCGGGGAGCGGGTATTGAGTGGACCACCCGAAGGCCGGAGGAGTCGCCGATGGGGTCAGCGAGGCGCGCCCAGTCGCGAAATTCCAGTGATGCTTACGCAGCGCCGCGTCCAGCATCGGCGGATAGAGCGTCTTACAGTAATTGGCGTTCATACTACCATCATCGATCCCCGCGATCCGGGCCGCGCCGATCTTAAAGAGAGCCCCGTTTAAAAACTCAGTTTCAGTTGGCATAGTGTCCTCTATACGAGAACAATCTTAACCCGAGGCACTTCGGTCGGTGCCTGGCGTACTTTAACCACACCGACTCCGGAAGCAAACTGTCTGCACGGTACTATACCAGGGCCGCCTGCGCCGACGATTTCTACCGGTACAATGTTCGCCGTAACGCCAACCACGATCTCTATCGGAACTATCCCGATAAGAGATTCAGAAAATAGCACGCCAGCGGTTACTATTTGTATATCTATATTACCTGCAAGGGCCGCCGCTTCACCAGGCACAGTTAGATTACCATCGCCAACAATTTGGATGGTAATGTCGCCAGACAGAAGACTAGTATCTTCTACTGGCTGTTCGCCTAGAAGCGGTAGAAACCACATATTAGATAATAGTTACGGTCAATGATCCTGCCGAAAACTTAGGTGCAGGGTCGCCAGCATTTACAACTCGTGATGTTGCTAGCGGGCCATAAGCAATCATATTACCACCAGTTGCAGCGTCCCAGATAGCAAAATGCGTAATAGTGCCCCAGTTAACACCGCCGCTGCCCGGAGCAGTGGGAGCGTTGAATTCTATATCTGCAACGTTTGACGTCTGTCCATTTGTTGCCGTACCGGCGGCCCAGTTAGCATCACCAGGATCACGCTGCTCACGCGCGTAGTTTGTGTTAGTAGCAGAAACCTCTGTACCCGTACCAGCGTCCGTAGGATCAGCCGTATGCAAAGAAACGAACAATGCAGACGGCTTGGTGAATGATCCTGTGCGGAAAAGATGTTTCCGAATTTCACTCTGTACGAAGTCTGAACCTGGCATTGTATGGCCTCCTTTTTAGGATGCTACATCAGCGTTTACAGTGGCTATACCAAGACTTATTGTTGCTGTTCTCGGCCCCATCCCAGCCCATAAACCAATTCTAGAGCCAGTAGTTATTTTGTTTGCTGCGGTATCTTCATGTTCAAGGACCTGCTGCCCTTCGTAGAACACTGTGATGACTGGATTTCCCCCCACAGTCTTAATGCGCACGCGCAACGCAGTCGTGCCTATTGTAGGATTAGCCACGATAGCCGACGTCGCCAACGCAGACCATGTTCCGTTTACAGCACGCCACAACACAACGTCATGCGCGTCCTCATTTGCGCGCTTATGCAAGTGCGCTATGTAACCAGTCATCGCACTTGCATCCATGCGAACTATTAGACCACACCAGGCATCTACAGCGGTATTCACATCCCATCGCCCTATTAGAGCTACTGCATCAATATCGGCACTACCAATATCTGCTTCACAACGCATGGCCTTTGTCGCATAGGTTGGACCATTCTCAAACAATGCTACGTTGCCGCTAATTCTCCATGTTGGTGTTGCGTGCATAGCAGTCCAATCTAAATCACCATCAATATCACCAGCACTACTATCGGCCGCCGTAAAAGTTTCTTGCAGAGCCGCGAACAATTGACCAACGGGGTTAATGTTTAGAGCGATTTCTCCAGCCAGAAGAAGCTCTATGACAAGATCACCGGCTGGCTGAATGCCGATGGCTACAAGACCGCGAAGTGCCATGTTTTTAGGATTTGCCGGGCGTTCTACTGCTATGATTGGACGATTTGGAATCGGCGGTCTAAATACTCCGATACCACCTTCCTCTGAAGGTATGCCAGGAACAAGATCAGCGACACCTACGATATTTATTTCTACTGTGCCCACAAGTTGTGCTGCAACAGCGGAGTCTTGAAGTGTTGGAGTCGAAAGTTGAATACGTATATCAGTAGAACCAAATAGAGATATCTGCGTTGGAACTTCATCAGTGAAACCGTCCACGAGAGTACGAATAGAATAAAAAGTGTTGTGCAACCAGTGCTTATTTCTAATTTCAGGCGATGGTACGACCTGTGTTGATAGCAAATAAGGCGTAGTCCATTGTGTTTGGTGTGGATCACTCAATTGACCTATCTCTGGTTTCGGAGGCGAGGCACTCGGTATACCACTCCACAATAGATTTATTACAAATCCTAGTAGAGACAGGCGCAAAGCATGGTCCCGTCTAGCTGTATCGCCGTCCCTGTGGTATATAGCTTTAGCTATATACGCAGCCATTTCGGAGCCATGAATGCCCGCTCCAGCTTGGGTAGAGCCGCCCCACATTTGTTGACCAGCTGGAAAATTATTAAAATCATCAAACGTGTTCTCAATCTTATTGGAGCTTTTAAACATATGCAATTCAAAAGTCATCGAACGAGCAGTGATAGCTGATGCTGGGCCAAGAACTTCACCCCCTGCCTGCCATATCAATCTACGATCTGTTCCACTAGCATTTAATCTAACAGAATCTGCATTAACACCCGCGAGCTGTAGCTTATATATGCGAATCAGCAAACCTTCCAGAGCATCTAAAGTATACTGCTGAACCTCACCAGCCCACTGCGTCCCCATAAGCCAATTCAAGGTGTGATGCGCGGCACACAAGGGTAAAACCGGATATGTTGAATACGTCTCAATGGCTGGCACAGTTGATGTAGCAACCGCCCATGTACCACACCCGCCAGACGCACTAGCACGAAGTGCAGGGCTAGAGGCGATCTGTTCAAGATGAACAAATTTTCTGGCATAGTTAGCCAACCATGTAGCGAGAGAATCGCGCGGGCCAAATTGGCCCGTATATCCAGTATCGACATTTGGTCCTAGGGCTCTCAATATAAATGTAACAGCTTTCATAGGCCAGGTCCATTGTCGTGCTTGAGCCGCCCCAATATAATTTATGGCGAAACATCGTACAACTCCAGAACCCGCCGGAGTTTGTGCTAAAGTGATTGTCTTAGCGGCAGCATTAACGCTTGAAATAGTATAAGCATTAAGTAGATATGATGGGACACCAGTCGGGTTTCTGCTTATGGGCACAAGCAGAGGTCCATGTCCATTTGGACGTATACGGTTAAAATCTCCAGCAAGCCCCCCGCGGGGTATTACACTTACATTTGTAAGAACGTTAGAGCCAGCAGTTACTGTCGCGTTTAGCTCATAATTATCGTAAAATGTTCCGTAGTGAGCTTCATTGATTCCAGGAAGCTCTCCTCCTTGGAAACGACCTATAAAATTTATTGCCCATTCCATCGAATCTCTAAAGATAGGGTGCCCAGTCAGAGTGTACCAGACTGGAAAGTCTTCCATAAACTGCTGATACTCGATAGTATCGAAGATAGACAGTCCTGCGTGAAATTTTAGAGAAGCCTTCCACGCAGTATTAGTTCCCATACCCCACCATGCATCGTTATTAAGATATAAAGAAGCATGGTTGTGGTCAATCATTGCGTGGTGCAGCGTACAAGTCAGACCATGTAAAAAGAACGCACGTTCTTTTGTGAGAAGCCAACTTACAGCAAGGGCACTGTTGCCTTCATAATCGTTAGCCCCGCAGGCTCCGCCTGACGTACCTTGCCCACCATATTCACGCCAGCCAATCTGAACGCCACGAACATTCGGACGTGGCAAGGCTTGTAAAGAGAGATCATCAGTATTTAGTCGCGTTCTCGCTCGTACATAGTCTGCACGAGCATAACGCCATTGCCAAAACATGTCAACAGCATCTTCAGCCCTGATTGTATTACCCACAAATTTAGGCGTAGGAGGGTTGCCTATGCTTGGATAATTCTCGTTATATGATGATACCGCGGGCCATGCTTTCTCATTTGTACTACCTGCAGGATAAAAAGCTCGCATCGCAGCTTTCATTTGTGCAGTATCGTTCGGTGGCAGAGAATCCCAAAATGCCTGAGTTCTATGCCAAAGTTCACTGTCTACAGAGCCCAGCATAGATGGAATTTGTCCACCAGGGCCACTTGGTAGTACCGTTGGTTGATAAACACCGCCTAGGGGTTTTTCCATAACTCCAGCATGTCTTTTAGCTTGCTCTGCAAGTTGTGCAGCAGTTAGTGCGCCGGTGTGGGGAAGGCACATCGCGCGCCACATGAAGTATTGAAATCCATACTGCACATGGTGGGCTTCATTATTAGCAATATCTGGAACGCCCGTAAGGCATTCCCAACGCAGATTACCAGTGGCAAAATCGTACGCAACGCCCTGTGGATAGTAATTTCTAAAATTCCACGGGAAGATGGCAAATCCTACCGTATTGTCAGTCTTTGTACTATCTATGAAAGCTTCATTCCAGGTAGTGTTTGCCCCAGCTGGTGTTATACCACTATAAGCGATAGAAAATCCATTAGAGTTTAGAACGAGATTGTGTTGCTGTTTCGCAGAAATAGAGCTTGCAGCTGTAACAGTTGTACCTTTAGACGCTGCAGCCTCGTCTCTTACAGTAATCTTTGCGTTCGCACCACTCCACGCCAGCGCGAAATCAATACCACAACTATGCTTTGCTAAGTCTGATATACGTGAAATATTCTGCCCGTTTACATGACCACCAGTTCCACGAGTGTATTTGTCAATGGTAAAAAGAGCCGTGTTAGCATAGAACCACAGAAATACGTCTAGCGTTTCGTCCCAGTTAACTGTTACGCCCGCGGGCTGAGAGTTATGAAGGTGCGGACCGCCTTTGAAGATAATACCAGAAAGATCCTTATTTCTAATATTAGATATTCTGATGAGAACGATCTCAGGGCCGTTGATAAGAATACGAGTTTCCCACTTGCCGGGTCGTGGTCCGCTCGGCCCAACAGTTGACCAATTCACATAATCAGTAGCGCGCGCGCCGTTTGGAGTGCCGTCACCAGACGTATCTTGACGGCTATAGTATTCGTGACCTTGATTTCTAACTTGACCAATATAGTCAGTATCCACACCACGAACGAATAACCCACCAGCATCACTATCAATCGCGGTGCGGTTGCCAGAAGTAAGTATACATTTACGTATGATACTCTGCGGACCTGTTCGTGGAATATTCCATGTGCAGACACCATTGGCGACGATAATGTTACCACCGGAAACCGTTGCGCTGACTGGATTAGTCGTTGCTGGCGGCGCCCCTTGCTCGATTTGATGAAGTCGCCGCATCTCTCCAGCATTTAAAGTAGGTCTAAAATAAAGCCATGCTACACGAAGAGGCTTTGACGTATCATCAATGTTCCCGTATCGCGGTCCTGGCACCAACTGGCACGCACGCGTGGCATTCGCGACAAGATCACGCACGCGCAGGCCATCAGTGTTAGTAATGTTTTCAGATTCTGCAAATGGAATAGCTATGGGCCATATCAAAGGATCGCCGCCGGACCGGGCGAAACCAGAAGTTTCGTCTACTGTAAACTCTCTTGGCAGAGAGACGGCCATTCTCTATGCTCCTAGTAGTAATAGATTATCACTAGCGACCGCAGCACCAGCTGGTTCAAGAGCGAGAGTTATATATCCAGCGGTTCTACATGATGCCGACAAAGTTGCACTCGTGGAACCATAAGTTCCAGCACTAGCTTTTTCACCGGTCATAACACCAAGTGTGCCGCCAGTGCCGTTTGTAGTTCCAGTTTCCGTTCTTTCTGTAATATTAGCAAGATCGCTATTCGTCCACGCTCCAAGACCAGCGCCAGTAGCATTATCAAGGTTAGTAGCGACAAGATTAACTATTAGACAGTCAGCAACCGTAGTTGTGGCGCCTGGAATAGATATAGGGCTTAGAGAGCCAGCACCATTAACCTTATCACCATTACTGGTGTTAAATGGACTACCAGAAGATTTACAGCCTCTATAAGCGGTTATAACACCTACAGAGTGATCGGATACTCCGCTGCTAGAGGGAGCGGTCTGCGTACCGTTGTAACGAGACCAGAAAACTTTAAGCTGTGATGATTGTGCACTACCGGAACCGTTATGACCCTGCGGAGAGCTAGGAACTTCCTCCCATGTTCCACCAGCAGCATTAGCAATTGTTGGTGTGTTCTCATTTTGAGTTTCAATCGCCCACAGAAGAATATCATTTACTTGAATACCCGCAGGTAGAGGGGGTGTATTAGACCCACTACCAGCATCACTGTGTCCTGCACCGGCAGCTACATACGTAGGAAGGGCCATTTTTATAGATATTCTAGATTAACGAGCTGCTGTGACGCGGTTGGCGCTGTCGTGTTGTTATCGGCAATCCCTGTGACGAGACGATGACCTATACCAGTGCCAAATTTAACACCCTTTGGAAAAGGTATGACAAAGCCACGTCCTTCTGTGTTTCCTGGAATCATCAGTCGTTTGACTGGCGTATCATTTTCATCCGGCGTCGTGGCCTTGTTGTATAACTTCAAATAAACTGGTGTCGCGGCAAGATTAAATGCTTGTACTCCGTACAACGTACCTGCAGAAGCTTTTACGACAGCGGCATTCGTCGTGTTAGCACCTATGAAAGAATATGCCGTGGGACCAACGTTTGCCCGTCCATGTAGAAGATCTTCAAGACCTTGTGTAAGCCTACGTAATTTAGCAGAAAGCGAACCTTCTCCACCGGCGTCTGCCACAGCATCAGTAAGGGCACCTACAATTTCGCCACCGGCGGCATCGCGCACGCGTACGCTATCATTACTATAAAGCAATGGCGTTGCAAGTGTTGCGTGCAGCGCAATTCTACCATCTTCTAGATCTTGTACAGTAACAGCTACAAAATCCCCAACACCATCTATCTGCCCAAACATCGCACCGGATGGGATATGTTGCGGTGTTGCATCATCGCTTATAAAAGCAACGACCTGCTTTTCGTTACCATCGTCATCTCTATACTTTAGAAAACTCCTAGTCCACGTAACGCCCATTAAACTACCTCCATTGAGCAACCCTTGCCGATGCCGTTTCGAATGATGGCCTCGGTCTCCGCCTCAGAGTCTAAACCGCAAACCGCATCGATAGAAAACATCGGGGCCGCCACGTCACGCAAGGTAATCGGCATACCGTCATACCGCTCGACATACTTGACACACACGGAAGCCCCCGGCAGCCCAGGGAAATTACTCAGACGAAGGTTAACACAACGCATCCGACGCCCCTCCACGACCGGCTCGCAGCACCGGCCGCAGCGGTTACATTGGCCCTTAAGCTGTGGCATCGTCCACGATCTCGACCCAACTCCCATAGTCCGGATGAGTCGGGCTCATGTACCGCTGCACCCGTACACAAATTGTCCCGCTCTGATTCCGGGCCGCATGGGCATTCACCCAGGTCCCATCGGCCACTTTCGCCTTGGCCCGAACCTCCGCCGCCGCCATCGTTGCAAAACTAGCCAATTTTAGCCTCCCGCGCGGCGCACGGCCAAACCGCACCGTGCGCCGCGTCGCTTGATCTAGGCTGACGGAACTACCAGAAACACCCCCTTCACCACCTTCGCCGCAGTCGGAGTTGAGGCTGCCACCGTGGCCACCACGATGGTATCGGCGGTCGGACGATACAGCATCCCGGTGATCGCCAGCGCTCCTTGAGTGTTGAGAGTATCCATGTCGGTGGCCACCATGTAACGATCCGCCACTCCGCTGTCACCTAGAGCGACTGTAGTATTTGTACCTGCAATACCATCAGTCGTTACAAGCAGCCCTATGACTTGGCAGTTCGCTGGTAGAACGCAGCAGTTGTACGTATCCCCATCTACCGGGTTCGCCCGGATCGCGAACGAGAATGGAATCGGAACCACCCGACCACCCCGATCCCGCGCGTCTCCCACGTACTTCTTGACGTGCAGATTGCTATAAAGCGCTGAATCTGTTAGAACCGCACCCATGGCTCAGTGTCCTCCTAGTTCTCGAGCGCGTCTACCTGAACGACGCCGCCCTCCCACAGCCGCCCGCCCGCCTGCATCATGACCGAGCGAACCTGGAGGGAGTTGTTCAGGTCGGGACGCTCACTGATCTTAGTTTGAATCTCCCGCCCAATGGCCAACCCCAGCGCCCCGCGATGGAACGCGATGCAAGAGCGCGTTGTGCTGGCCAGAGGGAGCATCCGCTGCAGTACCGTGATGGAAGGATCCACCACGTCCGCGATCTCGATCCAGTCGAAACCCTCCCACTGGAGCCCGTTGATCGTGCCCCGATCGTGGATCTGGTTCTTAGTAAAGTCCGACGAAGAAGCCTGCGTGATGGCCAGGATGTCGCGAAGCTGGCCAGGGGAATACAACATCTTCCGCTCGCCCGCCCCATTGGGGACTCCGGCCTTGGAGAGAAGCTCCCCGGCGTTTATGATCCGAGCCAGGTCCATCGCGGTCGCGCCGCCGATCTTCTGGCCAGCGGGAAGCGCGGCGGTACCGTAGGTGATAACTCCGGTTCCCGCCGTAACCGCAGCGGTAGTCGCATCGTTGAGGGCCGCATCGATGATATGCTTGTCCGCCCGGCGGCCCAGGGCGTAGATGATAGTGTTGGTATATCCGCTCTGCGGGTTGATCATGGAACGGAGAGTATGCTCGTCCGAAACCAGAACCGCCGCGTCAGACGACTGCAGGGTCACCGCGCGCCGTGAATGCGCCGGGTTGAGAATGTTGGTTTGTCCGAACGGGGAGACTACATCGTTGGCAATGACATTGCCCAACCGGTCGAAGTGATCGATGGCGGCGCTGACGTCCCGGTGCACGTTCTCCGGGGCGATCAGGCCGGTCAGAAGCGAACCGCGCTGTTGATAGGTGAGAAGCAACATGTCATGGAAGCGCATGACCCACGCTTGGTCAACTGTCGCTGACATCTCAGTCTCCTATTTCGAGATGTTCAACGGCGGGCTTCCCGGACTCCCCGGACCCGGCCTTCGCACTCACGCGGCGCTTCACGGCAGCGTCTTCGCCAGACCGGCTGCACGGCTCCCTGGCCTATCTCTTGACTTTCTGCACGTATTTATCCACCACTTCATACGGCATCCCGACCACCTTGGAGATCTGCTCCTTGGTCTTGCCCTGCTTGGCCAAGGCCTGGATCGCCTCCACGATGCGCGGGTGATCGGTCCGCACGCCCTTGTACTCGCTCACTTGTGTACCCCCGTGATCGTCCCCTTGTTCGCCGAGGCGTAGAACACCTGTTTCCCCTTCTTGGACCCGTATTGGTCCACCATCGACCGCATGATGGACTGACCTTTCTTCGTCAAGGGCATAGCCCAGCCTCCTACGCGCTGACGTTGAGCCCCATCCCGCCTATTTGAATTTTCGCGTCGCCATAGACCTTACGATAAAGACCGTCCACATACTCCAGGACGCCCTTATCGCGAGACCAATAGAGCTTGTGCTTCGGGTTTTCCGGGTTCCCCATAATATCAGCCAACTCACGTCGCACGTCCTCCCCGGTCATCCCGCCCGACTCCGATCCGCCCAGCCCGCGCAGCACGGTGGAATCCTGTTCGACCAAAGGAGCCAGGCGCATCAGCAGGCTGAGGAAAGTCGGATGATTGGCCAGCCCGAGCTCCTCGAAGAACTCCAACTCCGCCTCGTTCTTGAGGATGGAGGCCGCGATCCGCCCGGCCTGCTCGAACCGGGTGTCATACTGGTCGCCGAACTCTTTCTTGAGGGCCACCATCCCGTTGTCGTAGGTAGTTTTCAGCGCCGCGCGGGCCCCCTGGAGGGTCTGCAGGTGAAAATCCATCAACTCCTGGGCCGCCTCTTTGCTCAGCCCGTGCTTGTGGGCCAACTTCGCGTAGCCCGCCGCCCGCTCCGGGTCCCACTTGAGCCCGTCTGGCACCGTCTCCGGCTTGGCGAAGGCGTACTCCTCGGGAGAGGCGGGCGGAGCCTGCAGGACTCCGGCCTTGTACAGCTTGGGCAAATGCTCCTTCCGCCAGGCCTCCACCGTCTCCGGCTTGGACGCGTCCACCTTGACCGGAATCCGCGCCCCGACCTCCCGGTGCGCCTCGTAGGCACTCTTTACGAAGGTCGGAAAGTCTGTGGCCTCCTTGACGAACGGATGGTCCCGCATCGGAATGGACTTGCCGTCCACCTCCGCGGTCAAAGTATCAGGGATTGAAGACAGAAGAGTTGGGTCCAAAGGCATGACTCTCCTCCTGCTTAACTTCATATTTGTCGGGATTCCGCCCGATGTCAATGTTATACAGAATCTCGTGGACCACCGACCGCCGCGCGTTGTGCACGGCCGCCCCGATCGGGTCGGTGCCCTCATAAACTGTACAGTAAACCGTGTCCACCAAATGCTGCAGCACCCGCTGCCCGGCCGGGGTCGAGTAGACCGATACGTAATCCTGCGCCAACCCGGGTGAGATCCCGCGCCACATGAACCCCAGCCAGCGCCGAATCGTCGCAAATATCATGCCGGGCCCTCGATCAGCGCGTTCTGAATCTGGCCGGGCGGCAACGCCTTCACCATAGGGGCCGCTTTGCCCATAGCCCCCGCCACCATATCTGCCTGAGCCAGAGCGTTCTCCTGCTGCGCCTGCGCGGCGGCCGCCGCCCGGTAATCGGCCAACTCCTGATCGTTGCGCAACCAGGCCGCCGGGACCCCGCGCAGGTCATAGATCCCATCGGCAGTCTTATCCGGGTCCAAGCGGTCCAGGATGCCAGGGAACCTCTCGACCAGCGGGGCCAGATCCACCATAGCCATGGTCAAGGCTTCGGCGTCTCCAGCCCGCTGGGCGCGCGCGATCGGGTTCTGGAAGATGACGTCGATCTGGCCGTCCGAGTCCAGGATCGACTGGGGCGGAGGCGGAAACGCGCCCGCGTTCAACTGCACGTCGAAGGACACGTCGAGGATGCGATGCAGGCCCTCCCATTCCAGCCGCCCGTACACCGGGCCCAAAAGGCGGAACAAGATGTCCAGCTTGCGCACGAACTCCTCGCGGGTCGTGCGGGTGTTGGCCTTCTCCTCGAACTGCAAAAGTTGGCGGATGACCTCGGTGAAGAAGACCTCGCGAATCGATTGCCGCAGGGCCTCCTCCTTCAACTGCGACACTTCCGGCCGCGAGCCGGTGTCGTAATTCATCACGGCCTGCCGGATGTCGCCCCCGTGCGTGTTGATGGAGGTCGGGCCGCCCGGCACCAGCCGCAGGGACCCGATGACCGAGTCGCTGCGCACGAAGATCGGCGGGCGGATCTTGAGCGCCCAATCCTCCAGACCCATCCGCTTCGCCTGGTTGAGGGTCCAAGTATCCGGGAACACGATGTCCCCCCGCCCGCGCCCGTAAACCTCGTCGGGGGTCTTGTGGTAGCGCGGCACCGC